AACTCATCTAACCCCAATCCACCTACAGCCTGCCGGTGAACGGCGGGCGGGAGATCGCGCATGTTCATTTGCGCTGAAACAAAGCTGAGCCGGTGCAAATCGCTCGGCGACCAGGTGCGCGTTATGGCACTTCGCCTCGGTGGCGGATGGAGCCAAGCCCGCGAGGATCTGGCGAAGGAGGCCGAGCAGTGGTTTGGCCGCGAACCGGTCACCACAAAACCGGAATGGCGCGCCGTCCGCGCCGAAGTCTTCCGCACCGAATAACCCCTTCTGCCGCCACGCGCGGCATGGAGCACATACACATGGCAACTGCAGAACTGCACGGCCAGAAGATCAACCCGTTCGAGCAGGGATATGCGGCCTTCCTAAAGGGCGTGAGCATCAAGCAAAACCCGTTCGAAACGGAAAACGACACGTCTCCATGCTCCAAGCAGCAGTGGATTCAAGGCTGGAATAAGGCGCAGCGAGAAGCTGGGAGGACGGCATGAAGTTGATCTCCATCGCTAAGGCGGCCGAAATGTTGAGCATCGGCCGCACGACAGCTTACGCCCTGGCAAAAGCGGGGAAGATCCCCTGCGTACGCGGCTTCGGCCCGCTGCGCGTTCATTACGAAAAGCTCGTCCAGATGATCGAGGCTGGTATCCCTGATACCCTCCCGGTCGCGGGCGGCGTACCCGAGGAGAAGGTATGCCCTATAAAAGAGGTAAAACTTGGTGGATCAGTTTCACCGCAGCAGATGGCACGTACGTTAGACGCTCTGCTGGCACCGAGGACTACGCAGCAGCCAAGGCCATAGAGCAGGAGCATCGCGGCGCGGCCTGGCGCCAGAAGGAATTGGGCGTGGATCCGCCGAGGACGTTCGAGGAAGTCATGGTCCAGTACCTGGGCAATGCCGCTTCATCGCAGAAAAGCTTCGCGACCACTCAGTTCAGGGTCAAGTCGCTGCAGCGGCACTTCGCCGGGATGATGATGAACGAGCTTTCCGGGAAGGATGTACGAGAGTACTCGGCGGCCAGGACGGAGGCCGGCAAGTCGTCGGCCACCATCAACCGCGAACTGGCGGCGCTGTCCGCCGCTATCAACTGGTGCGTGACGGAACTGGAATGGAAGCTGCCGAACCCGGTCAAGGGTCGAAAGCTGAAGGAGCCAGAGGGTCGGGTCCGCTGGATCACCCGGGCAGAGGTCGACGGCCTGTGTCGGATTGTGAGAAAGCAGCGGTTCGGCGACATGCTCGAGGACTTTATCCGGCTGGCCGTGAACACCGGTTGCCGCAAAGAGGAAATGCTGGGGTTGGAGTGGCGCCGGGTCGATTTTGCCAACCGGCTGATATATCTGGACGGGGAGCACACCAAAGCCGCGAAGCGAAGAAGTATCCCGCTTAATGAAGGGGCTTTGGCTGCGCTTAAAGGAAGGATGGCTGTGCGGGCTGAATATTGCCCAACAACGCCATGGGTATTTACGCGGAAAAACGGGGCAAGAGTTGCCGACCCTTCAACGGGTTTCGATAACGCTTGTATAAAGGCAGGAATAACAGACTTCACGATTCATGACTTGCGTCATACGTGTGCAGCGTGGCTGGTGTCCGCCGGCGTGCCGCTCATTGAGATTCGTGATTTGCTGGGACATTCGACAATCCAGATGACCGAGAAGTATGCGCATCTTGCACCGGCCAGGGTACGAAATGCCGTCAGTGTTCTCGATATGGGCTTGTCACAATCTCGCTACAGCGAGAATCCAGCGGTGCTACAGGAGGGGTATCTAAGGCTGGTAAAGCCTTGATTTATAAGGTGGTGCGGACGGAGAGACTCGAACTCTCACACCTTGCGGCGCTGGAACCTAAATCATGCGCCCTTAGGTAAAGACTTGCAATATCAATAGGTTACGACGCCCGCAATCGTCACAACCGTTCAGTTTTTGCGCTTCGTGTCACACTGTACCACGATGTGCGACACATTCCCGTCACAGACCCTCCTCCGGCGTCCTGCCGACCGAACACAATCCAAACCTTGCAGCTCGTCGCCTCCCTCTCGCCCAAATCATCAAGCCTCGATTACTGTACGTTCAAACAGTATTAGCAAGGCATGGTCATGGACCCGTATGAAATCGAAGACACCAGCGATTGGCTTGGCACGCCTACCCCCCTGGAAATGTACAAACACTCCTGCCTCATGCTTGAGAACGAGGTTCAAGAGCTGACGACACAGTTGCGCAAAGCGCGGCAGGACATCTTCGGCTTGATCGAGATGCACGCCGCTGAAACAAAGGAGTGCGCAAAGCTGCGCGCTAAGCTGAGGGCGGTGGAGAAGACTCTGAGCGACCATTATCTGGAGCACACGACCTTAACGAACGCGGCGAGGTCGAAGATAGCAGGCCAGAGCGCCTTGATTGCCGAGCTATACCATCGACTGAAGGTGTATGAGGGCGACAGCCTTCCTGATGTGATACTCGGGCAATGAGTGAATCGGATCACCTGAGGGGTTTATATGTGCGGACGACTCTCGCAATACACCGGCATCCACGACTTCGTGGCTGTACTGAGCCTCATGCCCGACGCCCTGATCAGCACAATTGGCGATCAGCCCCTGGGCCGGTACAACGGCGCGCCGTCGCAACAGCTTGCCCTACTCCATCAGGAAGACGAAACACTGCATGCTGACCTGGTGCGATGGGGCTGGCGACCGCACTGGGCCAAGAATCGCGCTGCACCTATTAACGCCCGGGTTGAGAAAGTCGCCCACGGCTCGTTCTACCGGCCGATCTGGCCGAACCGTGCCATAACGCCGATCAACAACTGGTTTGAGTGGGTCGATGAAGGCGGACCGAAGAAACAGCCCTACCTGATCCGCCGGAGGGACCAAGCTCCAATCCTCTGTGCGGCCATCGGCCAATTCCCCACCGGCGGGCGGGAACCGGGCGAGCACGACGGGTTCGTCATCATCACCGCCGACAGCGCGGGCGGCATGGTCGATATCCACGACCGGCGCCCAGTGGTGCTGACGCCTGAGCTTGCCCGCGAATGGCTGGATCCGTCCACGCCGAAGGAACGGGCCGAGCAGATCGCCCTGCACCAGGGAGAGCCCGCCGAGGCCTTCGAGTGGTTCAAGGTTGACCGCGCCGTCGGCAATGTGCGCAACCAAGGCCCCGAGCTGATCAGGCCTATCGCCGACCCACTTCTTTAGCGTAGGCCTGGCACGCCTGCAGCGCGATCAACCCCCGGTCGCCGGCATCGGTGATGGCGATAATTCTCTGAGCATGCGCTGGGTCAAGTTGGGCTCGACGGGCTCCATGAACCACGCCGACGGTGCCGGTGGCGGCAGGCACTCCGTTGCAACTGGCAGGATCCTCGGCGAGGAGGACTGACAGCCGGACATCAGCAGTAGCGAGGCGATCGCGCAGGCGATCTTGATCACGTTGGGCATCGGTGAGTGCTCGGTGGTGGGTTTGGTCACTGGTGGTCAGCTGCTGTTCCAGGGCCAGCCGCTTGCCCTGTTCTGCCTGGATCTGGTCCGCTGCCGCAGTGCCGATCTTGGCGAGGTCTGATAGGTGCGCATTCGCCTGTTCGGCCAGTCGTCCGCTATACCGCCAGTCCTGCACCTTCCACGTCGCGCTGATCGCCAGGATCAACGCCACGGCCACACCTGCGATCAGGAGCTTCAGGCTGGCGGGATTCATGGCACGTCCTTAAAGAAGATGTGGTGCCCGAGGCGGAACGTCTCAGTTGCGCCCTTAGCCCACGCCGGCGGTTTCGGCATCGTCGTCGCGTAGTAGTGGGTCGCGCCATTGGTGATGTCAGGCTCCTGGCCGGAGATCACCAGATCCGCGGCCCGCTGCGCCTGGGCGAACTGCTTCGGCGGGATCGGCTTGGCGCCGCTCAGGTAGGGATAGTTCGGGTCGTTCTTGTTCCAGCAGCTGAACTGGTACGGCTTCAGGCAGACACCGGCATAGCCCTCGCCCCACCAGGATCGGTCCTTGCCATCGTTTACGCGGTTGCGGATCACGCAGGCCACGGCCACCTGGCCGGCGAACCCTTCACCCCTGGCCTCTCCATGAAGCGTGCGGGCCAGGATGTCGCGATCCTTCTCGGTTGCGGTCATAACTTTTCTCCAGGCAAAAAAATACCCGCTCGATGGCGGGTTGCGGTGGCAGGCTGAGATCAGATGGATTCGGCGGAACGCATCATTGGCGCGGCGATGATCTCGGGGATTGGCGGCTCCACCGGCCAGACCGGCGCCTGGTACCAGGTAGGCTGAACAGTGACCTTGCCCAAGGCGTATTTGTAGGTTTTCCACGCCTTCAGGTTCAGCAGCAGCGCGGCCTGCTCCGCCTCTTCTTCCGGCGTGGCCTCGCCTATTTCGATGCCGAATCCAATCGTATCGATACGGTCCTGAATGCGGACGATCTGTGCGGTTGCCTTGTTATTCCTGGAGGCCAAGTCCAATTTTGCGGCAGCCAACTGTGCAGCGGCCGCCGCAGCGTCCTTCATAGCCTTAGTGATGAGCTGGGTCCAATCAATATTCATGCATTAATCTCCCCGACTACCGAAGCATCAGTTTCTGCGCGTGGACCAGGAAGCATAACTGGACCATCAGGCACATCATCAATCGGAACGGGGAACGCTTGTTCATAGCTGAAGTTCCAAGGGTTTGGGATGACCACAGTTAGGACCAACTCTCCGTCAATTCTGTCGACAGGCCCATCGAACCACAGTGAATGTATAGCCTCGCGCGGCAGCGTATCGCCCTCTCCAACCAACGAGAAGTCGAACTTCTCATCATTAACGATAAGATTATCGCCCGACTTCACCAGTTGCAGGACAGAATCTAGCCTTTTTGGGCTGAGTATAATTTTCATTTATTACCCTCGTATATAATCATGCTTTCCATCGCCCCTTAGCGAAAAACCTTGCGGTCATGGTTGGCGTTCCGGAGGTGGTACTATGTATGTAGAAAGCAGGCCATGATGTTAATGTTGCGTCTGCTGCGCCTGTTACCCAACATTGAGCGTTGCTTGAAATAATCCGGATATCCCACGAATGTACTGCCGTTAGTGTTATTGGAAGCGCCCTAGCAACTGACGGCCCAGATGTTACAAATACCGACCCGCTGGCCGTGGTTACTGTTACCGTTCCAAGCACGGCAGTTCTAGTTAGAATCGCTGTTCCATCTTGATAGAGGGTGTATTCCCCATTGGAATTACTTCCGCTGTCGATAATCGCGCCATTAGCCATCAAGCCCACGACATCAACAACAGCGGCCGATCCCAACCCAAGCCCAGTACGTGCTCCTGCCTGGGTGGTGCCACCGGTGCCGCCCTGGGATATGCTGAGGGCCGTCGTCAACCCAGAAAGCGACGTAATGTCATTGTTCGCCCCGCTAGCAGCCTTGCCCTCTACCGATGATGAAATAGCCGTAGCTTGCGCTTGAAGCTTACCAACAGCTACCAGCAAAGCATCCGTCGCGACAACCGAAGACGAATCAGTTGTGGCGAGCCCGGTAAGAACAGACTCAATAACACTCGAGTTAGTCAGATATTTATTAGTTTCTCCTTCGGGCAATCCATCCGCGTTAGTCAAATTTAATGCTGTGCGCACGCCGGCCAGCGTTGGGTCCTCGCCCAGCACCGCCAAAACACCACCGAACTGATTGACCAAGGCCCGCAACGCATCAGCGGAATCCTTCACGTAGCCTTGCATAGGGGCCAAAGCATATACGCCTGAAGCATTGGTAGCGCCTTGATACGGCGGGTCAATCGCCATGACTGTATCGCTGGCAATATTTGTTATTTCATACCATCCACCGTCCGGGCCTCGGAAAGCATCTCCGACCCGGCTATTGGCAATAAAAGCTGTTCCGGCGCCGATAATGGCGTTGGAATTTTGGGTGACGGAGACCGTCCCAGTTTTGTACCAGGGCATGAATAAGCTCCAAGAATTTGGTTAGGCTAGAAGTTTTGCGCAGAGAAATGGACGATGGCCTTGGTCGGTCCATGCCTCGAATGAAACGCTGTACATCATGATACGACCGGCGGCGTAATCCACACCAAGTGAACATCCACCACCAGAGCCTGATGTATGGCAGTTCATGGTAAAGGGGTTTAGCGATACGTACTCACCAGCACCAAGCATTTTGTTAATGCCCCACTTGTAACGCTTGGCATTGCTAAGTTGCTCTGACCCCAAGTATGTCCAACTACCTGAAGCATAAGTAACAACTACAGCCGGCGCCCCGCTGTCATAGATAAGCGTTGCGGCTGGGTCCCACAGACGCATGCCAAATTGCGATGTTCCCATAGAAGCCCAGGCCGCGACGAAATAAAGACCACTGAGCGCGTTATAAACGACAGATGCGCTCATGGAAAATCCCGTCCAGTTTCCTGGCCCTCCGGTAAACCAAACAGCGTATGGAACTTGTATCTGTGCTGTTTGATCCGGTCGAATAAAAACCATGGGAGGATCTTGGCTTGTTATCGGCCTGGCAAAAACACCCGAGGCCGTGCCTGTTCCTGAGTAGGTTCCTTTGGTCAGCATGCAAAGCCTGGGGGCCTCGGAATCAATCTGCACGATCGAATTGTCGTTGATGCTCTGGAAGCCGTAAGTCATGCCGCGTACCTTATTGCGAATCCCTTGGCGATAATTCGTGTCTGGCCGACAGCGGGCCCAGCCGACGGGTTCTTGGGCAAAATCACTACCTGGCCCGCCGACACGGTGACGTAGGGGTAGGATCTGGTGTTTCCTAAAGTGTCAGCCTCGGCCTGTTGAACGTCTTGAGCCCTTGTCGGGATGATCATGAAGACGCAGTTCGCAGGATTGAATCCTGGAATACCCAGTGTGTAGCTGGGAACGTTGCCACTGAAATCGATAACGCCCTGCCATATCACCTGGTAGGTGAAGGACGTCGTGTCCATTGCAAGATTTCCATTCTCGTCCCATACCCTTGCGCCATAACTCATGCGTCTAGATCCCCAAGTTGAACGCGCTTCACGTTGTTCTGGTCGTAGACCTTGATGGCGCGGTTGGTCATGGTCAGGCGGCCACCACCAGGGGCTGGCCCGTTGAACTCCAGGTTTCCAGCCTTGTCCAGGCGCCAGCCCTGTACCCCGGCGATATAGTTGTCGGATTGCAGGTACTGACCGATCTTCAGCATCGTGATGCTGCCGTCCTGGATGAAAGCCGAGTTCATGAACACCTGACCGCCCTGCACCGCAAACGGAACCGAGATAGCGCCGCCGGCAATGGTGTTGACGATGGCGAACCGGTCGGCACTGACCAGGAACTGGCTTTGCAGGCCCGCTGCGGTGTTCTCGATGCCAAGCCCGATACCAGCCGCAACGTACTTGCCGTCGGCGGTGAGCTGCATCTTTACCGACCACATAGTCGAGAGCTTTCCGCTGGTATCCGCGTAAGCGGTTGAGGTCTCCTGTATCGCTGCGGTGTTTTCTCCAACCTTTACGTTGACTTGGGTGATCGCTGTGGCAGTGGCTTCCTTGTCGGTTGCAACGGTTTGCCGCAGATCCGTCACGGAGGCCTCGTTCTCGCCAACCGCAACCGTGAGCGTGGATATCTTCTGAGCGGTCGCCAGATTCTCCGATGCCCTGACTTTCTCCTCGTTTGCAATTGCGGCTGTGCTTCCCCAGCCCTTTAGGGCGTCGGCAAGGTCACCCTCCCCGTCATCTTCGCGATAAGCAGCTCGAAGTGCCTGGAAGGCGGTGGCCTGGGCGGTGACAACTCCGTCGATTTCCGTGATATCGGCGGTGTTAATTGTGACCTGCTGCGCCAGTCCATTGGCCGTCTCGATCGACTGGCCGACATCCAGCCAGAAATCCGTATTGGGCGGCGGCGTGTTGATCGGAACTTCTTCGGTAGCCTGATAAATGCGCCCGTCCTCGACCACCATCTGTCCTGGCTGATACACCTCGGCCGGTTTATAAGCGGACAGGCCATCGAGGGAATCGATCTGATCCTGAAGCCCTGGAATCTTGTCGATTTCGTCGATAATGTCCTGGCCCAGCTCAGTACGGCCCACCTGCCCCGCAATTAGCTGAAGCACTGGCGATGCGTCAGCACTGGACTGCCCCTGTACGCCGATCCCTACCGGATACCATGGACCGATGTTGCCGATCCGATCCACCAGGCGCGCCCAGAAGTAGAAGGTCACCCCAGCGGCCAAGCCAAGTAGGGAGAAGTCACTTTGAGGGTAAGCCAGGTCGGTGAGCTTGGTCGATGCCTCCTGGTCGGTGGTTGGGCCGTACCAGATTTCGGTTCGCTGGGTGTCTTCGGCGCCAGCGGGGAAGCCCCACTTCAGGTAGATGCCGAACAGCAACGGACTTGCCGTCAGGAACGAAACCGCCGGCGGCAAGCCCTCCTTGCCCGAAAGGTTGGTCAGTATCGAGTTGCGCCAGATCGACGAGATGTCAAAGGCGCTCACCGCTCGGACCCTGGCCACGTAGGCGCCGGCGTATATTCCCACAACGTCCACGCCGGTTGATCCGGTGCGCTGGAGCTTGATCCAGTTCCCGCTGTCCTTGCGCCATTCCACGTCATAACCGACGGCCCCTTCAACAGCGGGCCAATTGATGGTCATGGTAGCGACGGCCAGTCCTTGGGACACGACAGAGTTCGACGTCAGGGTGACGCTCGCCGGCGCCGGAACGACGGTGATCGGGATAACGCTGATCGGCCGGTCTTCCAGGCGCGCACCTGTGTCGATGAATGCGAACTTGCTCGGCTCGTACTGCAAAGCGCTGATTTCGAAGTCGCCCTCGGTGGTGCGCCTGGTACGCAGGACTCGATACAGCGGTATCGCCAGATCGTCGGCATCCAGGGCCCACTGAAGCTGAGCCCGAGGGGCTTCGCTGTAGGCGACTGTCACAGTAACTGCACGGCCAGCCACACTTTCAACGGTGCGCCCTTCGGCCCGTCCATCAGGCAGGTTGATGATCAGCCGGTCGCCCGGCTTCGCCAGTGTGTCGCGATCCAGGGTAATGACGCGACCAGCGGCGGCAGAGATTCGCCCGCCAATCTCACGGCCGGCCAGCAGCGAGTCCGCCACTGGGATGATGTGGCCCGGGAGCGGGATTACGCCCTCCATGCCGGTCTTGAAGGTGACGGTGCGGTCCAGGTTGTTGCTCAGGATCGCCCACTTGCCCCGGCGCTGGGCCTCGGAGGCACGGGTGCAGCCGATGGCGCTCAGTTCGATTGGACGGTCGCCGTAACGGCGCTGAAGATCCAGGTCCGAAAACGGAATGACGTCAGTGTCGTAGTTGTTGGCCGGGTTGTCATAACTCACAAGGGCACGGGTGTACCGGGTCTTCGCCGAGGCGCTGCCGTAGGAGAATTTCCCGTCGATGACGTTCGCCCTGGTGAAGACGTAGTCGTAGTCCTGGGCACGCGGCATGTCGGCCTGCATGATCAGCTGGCCCTGGGCCCAGTAGGTCATCCCTCGGTAAATGCCTGAGATATCCCGCAGCAACGTCCAGGCGTCGGCCTTGCCTTGCAGGTTCATGTCACAGAGGAAGCGCGGCTCGGTCCCACCCAGGCCATCAGGAACAAGCTGGTCGCAATACTGGGCGATCCGGTATAGCTCCCACTTGTCGACCATGAACGTCTTGATGCGCTTGCCCAGGCCGAAGCGGTCCTCAGTGCAAATACCGTACGTGATCCAGGCCGGGTTATTGGTCCAGGCCTGCTTCATGGTGCCGTCCCAAGTGCCGGTGTAGGTGCGGGCGATTGGGTCGTAGTTGCTCGGCACCTGCCATTTGCGGGCCTTGCACTTCACGGTGACGGCAGGGATGTTGGTGAACTGCTCGGCGTCGAACTCGATGTACAGCAGCGCGGTGTTCGGGTAGCGCAGCTTCGCGTCGATCACCTCGGTGAAGCCGGCGATCAGCATCGTGTCGGCAATCTTGTTGCTGTTCTGGTTGATCGTCAGGCGGCGGACTCGGATTTGCCAGCCGGTGGTGGCCTCGGGCAGGTCAACACGGTTCGAGCGCTCGTAACGGGTGGTGGTCTTGCCATCAACGGCATCGGCCAGCACCTGCTGATAAGGCCCGCCGTCGGTAGATACGTCGATGGCATACTCGATCCGGTAGCCGCCGATATTGCCTTGATCATCCTGGCGCTGGAGCGCGGGCCAGGCGAAACGCAGGCGCACGGCGGACAATTGGATGTTCGTGACCGACCGGACCCACGGCGCATCGCTGCGTAGCTCAACATTCAGCGAGCTTTCGTTTTCAACCGACGGGATCCCTGGGATGTAGGTCTGATCAACCGAGCCCGAGCGCCAGTCCCACTTCACGTTCGGGAAGTTGACGTTGCCGCTGGCGTCGTTGATCGGCGTGTTGTCCAGGTAGATGTCGGCCGCCGTCGGCACGCCTTCGAATTCGCCCTCGCCCACAGCGATGAGGATCTTCGCCAGGTTCGTCGAGCGCAGGCTGTCGCTGGCTTCCTTCGGCGCTTTCGGCTTGCTGCTGCCGCCCTTCTCGCCGTGGATATCGATCTTGCGTGCTGCGCCCATGCTTTCCTCCAGGCGAAAAAAAACCGCCTCATGGGCGGCCTGCTTGCTGCTGTGTGGTTACGCTTTGTCTTCGGCGTAGATCGATGCGGAGATGATCATCCCGCCCCACCGGCGTTCGCCGATGCAGATCGGGACTGGGTTGCCGCTGGCCGTGGTGTTCTTGGCGCTGCCGAAGGCGTAGGACGGCGCGTTCTCGGGGGAGGAGCTGGTCTTGAGGCCAGAGGCCTGGGGGCTGAGCATTTGGATGACGCCGCCGGCGACGAGGGCAATGCCCACCGGAGCCAGGGCCTGAAATCCCGGGATGAACGAGGCGGCTATGAGCACTGCCCCGACAATTGTCTGAAGCAGCCCGGCGCGCTTACTACCCGAAATCACCGGAACAATCCGAATTTCCTCGGCGCCACCCAGCGCGAACTCTTTTTCCGCGACATTCCTCCGGTTCCGAAAGATTGCGAACCTCATGCCCCGGCGCTCAAGATCCTTGATAGCAACGTCGAAGCCATCAAGCGTGCATTTCAGTGCTTTGAATGCCTCGCCTACCGACTTGCTTCCAAGCTCGCGACGATGGACGCGGCCAAACAACTTGATGAGCGGCCCCGACAGCAGGATGGTGGTCATTTGATTGCTGCAATTAATCGCTGTCACGGTTTTCTCCAGGCATGAAAAAGCCGCCCGTAGGCGGCTTGGTGTGCTTCATTTCGTTTACAGACAGCCTCTAACTGCCTGCTCCATATCGCCCCGCCCATATCCCGGGGCCCAGGCCATGCGCTGGTACAGCTTCACAGCGCTGCCTTTGGACGTCTTGCGGATGCTCAGCAATTCGTCTGTCATGTTGTTGGTCGCCGCGATGAGCCGATAGCCATACTCCGTCTCGGACATGGTCACGTCGCTGCGCGCGTCCTGCCACCTCGGGAGGACGCAAAGCGCGTAACGCTTCGAGTCCTTCGCTGTGCTGGCTGAAATGCTTGGATCCTTTGACTCTAGGTCGCCCGGGGAAACACACCCCGCCAGCAAAGCAACAGCTACCGCGCCTACGAACAATCTCATGGGGTCACTCCTGTGGAAGATAACCCAAAGATATCACTTGGCGTCCTTGTGGCGCAGCACAAGCCTGGCGCGCGCAGCCCAAGGGCCACCATAAATGATGATCTCGCTCGGGCGCCCGTATAGGTGGTGCAGCAGGAAAGGCCCGGGGCCGAAGGTCTCCGTGGTTTCGCCAGGAAGCGATGGATCACCACCAAGGTAAATCCCGGCGTGATTCGGATAAACCGTCCGGCCAACCTCCATCACGACCATGTCGCCGCGCTGCGGCTGGTCGACTCGGTAGAAGCCGGCGGCCTCGTAGTTCGCCTCGTACAAGCTGGCGTTGTCCTTGCTCTCCCACCAGCCATCGGCGCGCTTGAAGGCTTCGAACTCAAGCCCCCACTCGCGCTTATACCATTCTGCGCATATGCCCCAGCAATCCCAAACTCCATGAACGAACGGGCGCTTCAGCAGCGGCGTATCGCCCGTGGGCACTACTGACCTGAAATCTCCCTCGGGCCAACTGAGTATGTGCCAGGGCAAGGCCGTCGCTTCGCACATCGCCAAGTCACGCGGCGATGGCCTGCTGGTGGCGTCTGGGTGGGAGTGAACAATGCCGATCACTTCGCCCAGGTCTTCAGCCGCGGCGTACTCTTCCGGATCGATACGGAACTCCTCGTTCGGCTCGGTCGCGGTGTTTGTGCAGGGGAAGTACTGCTGCTTTCGGCCCAGGGCCAGCAGCAGCCCACAGCACTCTTTCGGGTACTCGGCCGCCGCATGCGCCTGGATCGCGCTCAATATGTGTTTGCGCATGGTCAGCTCCGGGCGATCAGGGAAACGGCAGGGAACCCACCGAAGGGCAAGGAGTTCCCCTCGCCAAAGCGCGGAATGCAACCACGGCCCAGTGTGGCGTCACACTCATCCAGTTCAGGGTTATCGGTGACCACCCCGTCCTTTGTCACGTAGGGCCCGGTGTAGCCGCAGTTCGGCCCACGATAGCCTCCGGTCAGGCACCAATGGCACAACGTCGTGGCCTGGCGCCCGATGGACTCGCCGCCCACGTCGCCCGGGCTGGCAAGCTCCCAAGTAACCGTCTCCCCGTCCTCGTTCGTCTTCTGGTCGATGTACCAGACCTCGATCGTCTCCTGGGTTGGGTCTGCTGTTGGGTTGCCGCCTGGAAAGTTCGCAGCGTCGAGATACGTGCCAAGCGTGTGCCGCATGGTCAACTTGAACTCGAGCAGGTCGTCGAAGGCCAGGCATAAGGCAGTGATCCGGCCATTGACGTTACCCACCGATAGCGTGGGGCGGACAGCGGTGCCGTCGCCGTTGGATTCGATACCGTCGATCTGCATCGGCCAGGCGCTGTACTCGTTGCCCTGCCAGTAAATCGGCTTGGCCGGTATCTCATCGGCTGCGGCGCCGGCGGCGATCAATTCAGCCGGCGTGTGCGGAATAGCGTGTCCGTGGAAGCGCAGGATGTCCGCGCCGTAGTCGGAGCCGTCCAGCTCAAAGAGCAGCACTTCGCTGCCAGGCTCGAGAGCCTGGATGTCACTGATCAGCGGCATGTTTGCCCCTTATGGTTGGAAGGCCCGGGTGAATGTGGCCGTGAGCTTGAAGACTCCGCCCCCAACGGGGGTTGGAGTAGGGTTCACGCAGGAAAATAGGCCAAGCTGCCCCATCGGCGTGGTCCAGAGGAAAGCCTTGACGCCGGCGTGGCGGTCGAGAAAGTCCATGATCTCTTGCACCCTGGCCTTGGACCCGGTGTAGGTGATCGGATAGGAGTCTTCCTTGTTGTTCGGCCCATCGCCGGCGATCTGCTTATAGCCATTGCCGAACTGCGCGGTGCGCACCCGATAGGTAATCTCGGGCGCGTCTCCGTGCTGGGTAGGCCATGTGAACGTTTCGATAGCCATCAGCCCCTCCCGTTGATAACGCGCCAGATGGCGCCGCCTGGTTGCAAGCCTCGGGCGATTGCTGTTTCGGCTTCAGTCTTGGCCGCTTGCTGAATGCCTTTGCCCAGCTGCGTTGTGTCTTCCGTGGTCGTGACGCCGCCGTCACCCGTAGTCTGGACAGAAACCGCGACCGGGAAGTTGTAGACGTTGCCGCCGCCACTCCCTCCGCTGCTGATGGCTCGGACGCCAAGTTGGCCGCCGGCGGTACGGGTCAGCGGCATGATCGCCTCCTCCCCCGCCTCGCCCATTACGCCAATCCCACCGCCAGCCATGCCGAACGCTGTCGGCTTGCTGACGATCGAGTTGGCGAAGGCTGCGCCGTTGGCAAACATCTGCACGCCGCCCGACCAGGCGCCACCCTTGGCCTGAATGCTGCCCGGGGTGAAGCCTGATAGGTCGCCGGAGTACCCGGCCTGGGTTGAGCCAGCAGATGAAGCGCCGCCACCGCCAAGCCATGCGCCGAGAGCGCTGCCGGCGATGCTGGACAAGATTCCTGAGGCTGCCTGCCTGGTCGCGATCCGCGCCATGTCCGCCAGAATCGACTTGGTGAAGTCCGCAAACGAAAACTTCCCGGTCATGGCGAAGTTGACGACCGAATCTTCCATGGAGCTGAAGGCGTTGGTGAACAGGTCCCGCGTCTGCCCGGCGACGTTGCGCGCGCTTTCCAGGTAGTTGCTGAATGCCGAGGTCGCACCTTTGCGCCAGTCTCTTTGCGCCTCCGACATCTGCTCGTAGTTGCTGAGCACGGTTTCGCTCAGGTCCTTCTCGCTTTTGTTGATGGCGTCCAGCTTGGCCTGATATTCCTCGGCGCTCATGTTGCGCGATGCGTCGGCCTTGTCGCGGGCCAAATCCAGGCGCTGCTGGTTGGCTCGGTCGGCGATGCCGTTGAGTTCGCCATTGATGGCGTTCTCCCGGTCACCCCGACCAACACCATCAGCCGCACGACCGCCAGCGCGCCGCAGGGCGACGTTCTGCTGGTCCAGAGCATCGGTGTAGCTCTTGATGGCCTGGGCCTGCTTGGCGAGCCTGCCCTGTTCGTTGGTGGCGATGACTTCGAGTTCGCTATCGGCCTCCTTCTGCGCCTTGACCATGTTGGCCCGGGCGTCGGCGATCTTCTGGTCCAGTTGGATGCGCTGGTTGGCCGAAGTGCTGGCCTTGCCCTTCGATGCTTCAAGGGCGTCGATCTCTGTCTGGTAGGCCGCCGTGACCTCGTCCCGCTCGTTACCGATCAAAGCCTGGCGCTTGAGCAGGTAGTCTTCCTGACTGACCAGGCCGGCCTTTTGCGCCGCCTCCAGTTGCTTTTGGGCGTTCTTATACTCGCCGAGGATCAGCGAAAGCTGGTTCTTCGAGTCGTTGAACTCGGTCAGGTTGACGGCAGTTGTCGCCGCCTTCGGGTCCTTGTTCTTGTCCTGGATGTTCTGGATCGTCTTCGTGACGACAGCTTCCTGGACGAGCGGATCGTTCGGATTGGCCTTGCGCAGCGCCTCGACGTCCCGCTTGTACTCCTTGATCAGTTTGTTGCGTTTTTCCTCGTTGGTGAGGTTGGAATCGCTTATGGACTTCAGGCGGATGCTTGCGTCGATGCCGTCGCGATCAATCTTCGCCCGGTCGCCCTGGGACTTGCTGTTAGCGTCGATCTGCGTCTTTTCGCGCTTAAGTGCCGCGATCTGGCTTTCGATAAACTTAGTCGACTGGCTGCCCGCGCCCAAATCGTCGGGAAACAGCTGCGCCAGGATCCCGTCCTTGCGTCCAGCGACGATCTTTTCCAGATTGGCGATCTGGCTGTCGATCGACCGAGTGCGACCGACATCCAGCGTTGCGTCAATCGCCTCGGAGGCGGCTGATTTGATCTTGCGCCACGCCCCCTCAATCAAGCCGAGGTTGGCAGTGACTTCGCCAGTCCGGGACCGAATCGTCTCGGCATAGGTGTCGGTCAGTAGATTGGCTGCGCCAATGGTGTTGCCCTGTTCCTTCAGGGCCACGATCTGGGAGTACACCGAGGCTGTCAGGAAGTTGTACTGATCGTTCAGCTCCTTGGCCGCCGCCACCGGGTCTTTCGCGATCTTGGCGAACTCGGCGACGGTCTCGTCGATAGCGCGACCAGCGTCCTTTTTCATCAGCAGCGCTGCTTCAGTGATTTCCTCGAAGCTGCTGCTCGCGATCCTTCCGTTACCGGCCAGCTTAGCCAGAACCTCTGCCGCTGCACCAGTGGTGCCAACGGTAGCCGATACCTGGTCAGCCATCGTGCGCAACTGGTTTGCGCTGGTGCCCGCCGCGTTGCCGGTGAAAATGATCGCCTTGTTGTACTCGTCTGCCTCCTGGCTGCCTTTGTAGTAGGCAAGGCCCAAAGCGGCAGCTGCGGCTGCAGCGAGCGTGAAAGGGTTAACAAGGCCAAGGACATAGCCGCCCAATGCTTTCGCAGCCGGGCCTGCACCGCCGAACATATCCTTGAGCTGTCCACCCTGCTGCAAGAAGACTGTTAGCGGCGCCTGCCCGCCTTGCAAGGATGTGACAATGTCGGTGAATTGCGCAGGCACCCCGCGCAAGGCGTTCTGCAACTCCTTCGCAGACATCTGAGACTGCACAGCGGTCTTGCTGAAAACGCCGAGCCCAGCTGCAGCATCAGCGCTCTGCTTTGCGATCTGGCCGAATACCGGCGTACCGTTACCAGCCCATGCGCCCAAGCCTTTCATGCCCGAAGACATGAACGTCAGTTTGGTGCCTGAGTCGAGAAAGGCGGCGCTCGCATCTTTCGTCGTGCTGGTCAGGGATGCCAGCCACTTCTCGGCCTCCTTGGTAGCCGACAGCGACTTAACAAAGGATCCATTTTTGATCGAGTTCTCTAAAGAGAACATGCCCGCCGCGGCTGCGGTGGTTCCACCATAAAGCTTGCGAAACGCCTCGGCGGAGGCGTCAACGTCCTTGGCTTGATCCTTGATCTTCGAGGAAGATCGTTTTGTCGATTCCTCTAGCTTTTCCGCTCCGGCGGCAACAGAGCGGACGGATTTCTCCGCACGGCCACCTGCCGCGGTGAGCTTGTCGAGGTCAGAGCTCGCCTGCGCAGCATCGGTCGAGTCGACCTTGATGCCGAGTTCAGCAATAGAAGTCATGCGGGCTCCGTTATTTCGATTCGCTCATCACGAGCATGGCTTCTGCTTCCATGACACGGATGTCTTGAAAGGCTTCTGAGAGTTCGCGCCGCTTGATGCCCAGCATGCTGGCGACCGGTGGGAGAGCGTTGTAATCCAGGCCAGAGGCCCCGCCCATACCGGTGCGCCACTGCGTCGACATCGCTTCGAAGAGGCGGAAGGCTGGCCAGTTGTCCGGCCAGACCTCGTACTCTTCATCCGGGATATCGGCTAGCGTCATGCCGAAGGCCGCCAGGTCCGCCTCGGACGGCCCCGGCTCGTACATGACGCGGGCGGCGGCTATCAGTTTCCCAGGCGGGCCGGGTTGTAGGCGCTATGGTAGGCATCCAGAACGGCTTGAGGCGCGCCAATGCAAGTAGTGACCAGCGCCGCCAGGGATTCATCCGAAAGCTTCTCGTCAAAGGCCCAGCCCGCAACGATATCCCGGAGTTGGGCTACTTGAATGCCGATCTCCGACGCTGTTGCCTCCTGCCAGCTCAAGCCATCCTCCTTGATCTTGTTGGCATGCTCGTCGCGTGCGCTGCTCCATTTGTCGAAGAGTGCAGAGAGGGCCAGGCGGTCCAGGTACTTGAACTCGAACTCCACCTCTTCAGGCTTGCCGCCAACACGGGGGATAGCGACCTTCGTCTTGAAGGTCGGGTTCTGGGAAATCTTGATCTTCGCCATGGGTTACACCACCGCCGAGTAACGGGTTGGGCGGCCGGCCAGCGACAGACTGATAACGCGGGTCATCAGGTTGTTGCGAGACAGGGCCGGGGTCGACGTAATGGTCACGTAGGCGTTGTAGAGGATGCTGTCGCCGTTCGGCAGGTTCAGGCGAAGCACCCGCGTGGACTTGTCTTCATCAGCAGCTTCAACCACGGCCACGTACGCCAGTGCCGGGTCATCGGCCACGGTTACGGACATGCTGATCGGGTTCTTGGTGGTCGGGATCTGGCGGTCATCGTCGTCAGCCAGGAAGCCGAAGGTCAGGAACTGCTGGTCGCCGCCGCTGGTGGTAACGTCCGTGATTTGCGAGATCTCGACAAAGCTGGTCACTTCACGAACCGAGCCGATGCCCGAGCCAGCCGGGTATGGCTGCAGGTTGGTGGTGTTGATATTTTCCAGCGCGAAGGTGCCACTCAGGCTGTCCGAGACGCGGGCGGCGCGATCATTCAGGCGAGTCCAGCCCGAGGTCACGGCGAGGATGTCGCCGTCGGCCAGGCCGTGCGCAGCAGCAGTCGCCACGGCCGGGTTTGCGTTGCTCAGCGCCGTCACCGGGATGGCGGTGCCATAAGCCGCAGCGATTTCAAGGGTTGCGCCGTTGGGGAGTCGAAAGCCCATGGTTGTGTTTCCTCTGTGCAGAAATGACAAAACCCGCTCAATGGCGGGTTCAGGGGTTGCCCAACGGGCGAATTAGTTGGTGTCAGCTCGATACTGGAACGAGGCGGACACCGTGAAGGTGTTGCCGTCTGTAATGCCTGGGCCTGGCGCAACCGGAGTCATTACCAGGGCGATCAGGCCACCGCGCGGGATGCGCAGATTCAGCGTGAACAGCGCGGCCAGCTCGTCGACGATGCTGCTCGCCTCGGTCCGGTACTTGCCGGAGGGTGCCACGATGTTGATCTGAAACACGCCGGCATACAGCCGGTGATCGTCGCCCAGCGTGTTGCTTGCAGTTGTCGCGGGCAGCGTGAAGGCTCGCAGGTACGTCTCAGCAGCGCCGGGTGTGTAGGTCTCGTTCTCCACCACCACCTTTAGCGGCTTGGTACGGACCTTTGCCCAGGCCAGCAGGCGCGACTCGAAGGCCGCGGCGATGATGTTGTGTGACATCAATCCACCTCATAGGCGAGCGCCGGCGACACTCCATGCAAGCTCTGGGATCGATGGCAGGAGGCGCACTCATGAAGATATTGCGCGGGAAATGAGAGCAGCACGGGTGAGTTTTCCACCTGCACCAGTCGTCCACCGCACTCGCAAAGCGTGTATCGCATGACCGGTCGAACCGGCACGTCTTCGTATTTCATACCTGGTTGTTCCTGATGGCTTCTTCGACGATCTGCTGGAAGCGTGCGAGCGTGATTTGCACCATGCCGGCCGGCGCCTGGTCGGAATGTCCGTATTCGAGCGGCACGCCGTACACCAGGTTGTTGACAATGTAGGCGACCTGCCCAGCCTCAAGCCTGCTGACCTCGGCCACCAGGGCGGCAATGGTCTCGTGCCCGGCCTTGTCGAAGGTATCGATGCTCTGGTTGGACGGCGCGCCCACGGTGAACTGCCAGTTACCCTTGAAGCGCCCAGTGTCCACCGGTGACAGGCGGATGACCGAGGTGCCGATCTCGATCACCACCTCGCGGAACACGTCGTCGATCGCTTCCTTCGCTTGCTCAGCGAATGCCGCAAGGCTCTCCGCAAAGCTGCCCTCTTGGCCGCCGTAGCGGCTGGTCATGTGATTCGCCATTACTTGCGCACCTGCAGTTCAAAGCCAACCGGCAGACCGGCGAAGTTCCACGGAGCAACGGCTATCACCGTGTAGACCGTGCCATCAAATGTGATTTTGTCGTTGTTCTGCGGCGCTGGCATGTCTTCGCCGGTCAATTGAACCGGCGACACCAGCAGCTTCACGTCGCCGCGCACGATCAGCGTTCCGTCGATGTAGTGGTTGTCGTACTCCTCGCGAAAGCCGGAGCCGTTCACGACCAGCTCGCTGGGGGCAGGCGGCGCGTCTGGGTCGTATTCACCGACGATCTCGCGGCGCAGGACCAGTTCGAGCCCTTTCCCGCCCTTGCTGCGGGGCGCGAGCATGCGCGTGGCTGTCGCTTTGGCGCGGTCATAAATGTCTGGCATCACTTCCGCCTTATCTTGTAGATCGCCGAGCACCGGCAATTGGCTCGCTCACTCCACCCCGCACCCAGGCTTGAGTCGCCCGGGTGGCGCAACAAAGCGCCGTTCGGGCTCTGGAATGGCTGATCCTTCTGCACTTCCTGTCCGCCCATCACGGAATGGGTGTGCCGCACCTTCTTGTCGCCACGGTCGCGCCAGGTCTTGGTGACCCAGTCGCGGTCCAAGCCCTGCGCGATCAACTGCTCGTAAACCTGATCGCGGCCGGCGCCGAATGCCTCAAGCGCTTCAGCCTTCGAAAGCATCTCGGCATAGGTCTTCATCAAGCGCTCGGCATACCTGCCGGCGATCTTATCCACGTCCGCCTGGGCGACAGGCTTGCCGGCTGCGATAGCGCGATTCACGATGCCGTCGAATCGGCGATCGCGGCGAGTGCGCTGGAGATACTTACGCATCTCGTCGGGATTTCCGCCCAGCAGCTGCTCGCGAGCATTGATCACGAATTGGGCGTAGTTGCCAGGCAAGCCGACAACCCCGCCAGATCGCGCGCCGGTCTGCGCGCTGACCCTACCCAGTAGATCCAGGGCGGCTTGCCGAGGACTTCTGGTAAGTGGGGTTGCTCCGACCTCAACCTGCACCGCTGGAGTGCCGACCACCTGCCGACGCGACCCCATCACTGCACGTATCGCCTCGCGGACATTCAGGTCGGCGTCCCGGCGAATCACCTCGGTCTTGGCTGCCAGCCACTGCTCCAGCTCGGGCTTGCGGGCGTCGAACTCAAACCGGCCCAGGTCTTTGGGAATTGCGATGGCCTTGATTTCGAACTTTGCCCCAGTCAGGTAGACGCTGCGGATCAATTCCAGAAATGCAGCCATCGCGCCCATGCTGAGCAGCGCGGCCAGTCCGTTTTCGTCTTCCTCCGCAATGAGGCGTTCTACTTCGGCAACCGTTGCTGCGCTAACCACCAGCTTTACCTGAGCCAGGTAAGCCTGCTGCATCGCAGGCTCCATTCCTTCTATGGCCTGGATGATCTGCGCCGGGGTCATACAACGAACACCGCAGGCAACGTGTAGCGGGCCGCCAGCAGAGGGGCGATCATCTCGTCGATGATGCTGATCACCGGGCGGACAGCCGAGGCGCCATCTACGCCAACCGAAACCGCGAACTCTTCTTCAATCGGGCCAACCTTTTGCCGCTTGACCGTCGAGGACGCCACGTAATCAGGGCTCAGGCTTCCGGGCTCGACCAATTCGCGCAGGGCGGCTTCATAGGTGGCCTGCTCGATCTCGATGGGCACCTGGTCCGCCGGGATGGAATTGCCTTCGTAGTCGTACGCACCTGTGCGCGGCCACTCCCTGGCTTGCCCTCTGCCCTCGGTCTTCACCCCGGGGAACAATGACTGCCACACACCAGAAGCGAGGAGCTTCCGGTAGCGGCCGTCGATGTATACCGATGCCCTGATCAGCGCGGCCTGCTTCGCCACTTCATCGCCAGCCCAGGCGGTATTCGCGCGCGCAGCGTGATAGGCGTCGGCGGCTGCGACGGTTCCGTAAAAGTCAGGCATCGGGATATCTCGAATAGGTGGAGCGACCAGCGCTCCGGGTTTTGCGGGGGATTACTGAACAGCGGCCAGCTTGGCTTTCAGGTCTTCCAGGCTGTCTTTCTCGCCGAACTCAACACCCTTCGCGGTCAGCTGGCTGGTCACGTCGTCGCGCTCTTTGGCTGCCAGCGCTTCGTCCAGTTTCTTCTGAAGGGTTTCGGTCTTGCTATTGCCGGCGGCATCAATGCCCAGCTCTTTCAGCTTGGCGAACAGATCGGCGCGCTCGTCGCCATCGCCAGCAGGCGCTTTGCCTTCCACGCTCAGGAAGGAGAGGCGCGAAGCCCCTTTGTGCCCTTCCGGAGTGAGTTCTACGTCCTTGGTCTCACCCGGCTGGATGAACACGACGCCCTGGGCGGTGTGAACGCCTTGCAGCGCCTTTGAGTTGTTGGTCACTTTCATGGCGACCTCCTATCAGGCTGCTGGTGGGGTGATTTCGTCGAGGTACGCCATGGCGCCCGGCAGACGGACTTCAGTGCCGCCGGTGCGAGCGATGATCCCCGTTTCGAAGCCCATGATGGACTTCTGGCGCGGGGCCAGGACGCGGCGCGGCATCGGCAGGTGGAAGCGAACCACCTCAGGGTCCTTGCGGTACGCGACAAGTCGGCCACCGCCATCGGACGAAGCATTGCGGGCTTCACGCAGTGGCGCGATGTCCAGAGGAAGACCGGTTTCAGCCGTGTAGATGTTGTTCTTCCGGACGTACTCCAGCACGGTGATCATGCCGTCACCAGCACCAAGGCGCGCGGTGGCGATGTAGCGGAACGCATCGGGCGGCAGGCGCAGCGTGTCGGCCCATTCGACTTCGCCGGTATTGGTCCGGATCGAACCGAGCACACCGTTGATGTCGGCCATGATCTGGTCAACAGTCTTGGTCGACCAGTAGGTCGAACTACCGGTACCAGTGGCAGCCGCATCGACGCGCGATACGTTGGCGTCGTTCAGGAGGCCAGTCCAGCGCTTCTCGGTGCTCCCGACGAAAGCGATTGAATTCAACAGGCGCTCCACCTTGTCGGCAGCGGAATCCGCCTTGGTGCCGCTGAGGTTGATGCCGTACAACTGGGCCTGGTTCACTTCTTCCAGGTTCCACTCCCAGCCGGAGCCGATCATGGCGAAGTCGTGCGAGGCTTGATCGTGGGTCGCGGAGTTGAAAGGCATGTCGGTGCCGGAGCCCGACAGGAACTTCGCCTCACCAGCAGTATCGACGGTGAAGAAGGTTGTACCGATGGCCCACGGAGCACCCTCGGTCACAACCGGGATGCTTGCCGAGTAGTTGAACGCCGGATAACGGCGCGTGTAAATGCGGGTCTCGATGGTCCGGCCCTGGGCCAGAACAAACGGGAACGCCGACTGCGCGTCTTCGAAAGCTTGAGGCATGTTAAGCGCTCCGATGTTTGAGGGAGATTTCGACGATGTCGCCGTCAGCACCAGTGGTGTCGAAGAAGGCGCCAGGAATCAGCACGGCGCCGGCGGCGGCAGTCGTCACATAACGATTGGTGGCGGCGACGTAGTACACGTCGTCACCAGGCACTACCGCGGCGCCGGCGGTGACGTACATCTGGCCGTCGGTCATGAACGCGCCAGTGAAGTCCCGGGGGTAGCCATCGACGAGGGTTGACCCGGGAGCAACCGGTGGAACAGCGGCGCTCAGCACGGCCAAGCCCAGGAACAGGGTGCCCGTGGCGGCGATCTTGTGGTCGTTGCCAGCGCCAGCCACACGGAAGCCAGGCGCGCCGAAGACGATTCCTTCAGCGTTCGAGACGGTGCGGCTGATCTTGTTGCACTTCTCTTCGTTGGCGACCAGGCCTGGCACGCCTTTGGCCGGGGCGTTGGTGTAAGTGGTTTGGTAAGTAGCCATTGCTGTGCTCCTTATGCCTTCGGCAGGTGGGCGGTTTGCATGTCGGCAATCATCTGCAGACGCGCTTTTTCCGATTCGTCGCCGACGGTCTTACCGTCCTGCTGAATCATGTGGTTGCGGAATGGATCGGCGGTCGGATCCTTCGCGGCGTCCTCGACAAGGATTTCGAAGCGCGCATCGATGTAGGCATCAGCCTTGCCTGCCACAGCTGCGTCACCAAGCTTGGCGGTGACCACTGCCTTGCGGATCTCGGCATCAGTCTTGCCGGTGTAGTCGGCGTCGGCGATGGTCTTGGCCTTGGTGAGCAGGTCGGCGCGGGCAGTGACGCGCTTGTCGATATCGGCATCGCTGAGCTGCTTGGCCTTTAGGCCGTCGATCTCGGCGTCTTTCTTCGCCAGTTCGCCATCCTTCAGGGCCAGCGCGGCGGTGTGCGCGTCAGTCAGGGATTTGATGTTTACCCCGGCATCGGCCAGCTGCTTGGTCAGCTTGTCGATCGCCTGGGCGCCTTGGTCGGTCGTCTGGACGGACAGGCCATCAACGATGACCGTACGCAGTGTGTCAGCCATGTCATGGCCTCCTTTGGGGGTGTTTGGTTCGTTGTCACCGATGCGAAGCTGCTCGCCACCCCGAGCGCGATGCTCAAGGCTGAGGTGATTCATTTTCATGGGGCCGAGGAAGCAGTCGTACTGCTCGCCATCGGGGGAAACGCCATCCTGGAACACGACCTCGGCGCCGTAGCCCATGGACAGCTCACGCTTCCCAGCCTCGTAATCCTCGATGGCCTTGGCATCCATCAGCACCAGGGGCACCTTGACGAACTGACCGTCGCGCACGACTTCGCCGCCGGTCTGCCCGATGGCGACGTCCTTCCAGTTCTTGGAGGTGACGCCATCGCCGCCAGGGTGGCCGTTGGTCATGGGCCGGTATGCGTAGGAGTGCATCGCATCCTTGTGGAACACGGCGCTTTCAGGCCGGTACACACGCACGATTGGCTTGTCGCGCAGTCCGTGCTCGTTGTCGGGGTCAATCTCAGTGCCGAGGTAATCCTGAATGCCAGTTCGCGCCACTCGCGCCTCGGCCACCAGATAGCCGTCCTCGGTGCGCCGTACGCCAGTGATGGGCACGGAGTCGGTGAAGATCATTGGGCGAGCTCCTCGAAGATCTCCGGGCCAAGTTCAATCTTCCCGCGATACGGCTGTACCGCACTCAGGTCGACCGAGCCAGGCTCGTAGGTGAAAGTGATGTGAGGCTGGTAGTCAGGCCAGTCCCATGAAGCGCCCGCCTCGACGATGGAGACGTGCCGCCACGACAGCTCGGAGCTGTTGAACAGCAACACCACAGCGCCTTCGCCGAACTTGTCGATCAGCCTTGCGCCACCTGGTGCGATCTTGAGCTGGCCATTGCCGTCGCCCGACCACGACTCGCCAACCTTCATCCAGTCAACCGGTGACCGGCTGTAGGCGATGGTGACGTGCAGGTCTTCCGCCGGCAGTGTCGACTCAAATCCTTGCGCCTTGGCCCAGGCGATGATGTCGGCGCCGTTGGTGACCTTTCTGGACACATATAGCGTTCGCGGGGAAGCGTCAGTAACCACCTTTTTCTGTGATGGGGCGCCTGAAGCAGGCTCAGGCAGATCATCACCCTCCTCATCCTCTGGCAGCTCGCTACCGAACTTCTCGATAGCGGCCTCCAGACCCGGCATGACGCTCAGCTCCACCAGCAGGTTCACCGCGGAGGCGGACAGGGCGTCCTCGGGGAACAGGCCTGATTCCTTCAGCGCCTTGATGGTTTCCGCCGTGGTCTTGCCGATGTCTGCCCGCTCTTTGGCCGTGGCCTGCCACAGTGGCGCCCAGACGTAGTGAATCTCCTTCGGCCGGCTGCCCAGGGCAGAACGGATAAGGCACTCGTCCAGCACGCTCATGGCCGGCTTGATCTCCAGCTTCTGGCGCGAGGCGACGTTGTCGTAGTAGTTGCGAGTGTTCTCCTCGCCGTTGGCGCCAAGGCCCGTGGAGGACTGGCCGAACATGCGCGTGCCAGGGATATCGAACGCACCCGCCACGCCCTGCTCGGTCTTGGCAATCACCTCGGGCAGCGTGCTGAAGCTGGCGGACTTCGAGCTGTGCGTCTCCAACCCGTCGAGGATCAGCGTCCCGTTGATGCCCTTCGCGGTTGCAGCCAGGCGCAAACGCTCCAGCAACTGCCGCTCATAATTCTTGTCCTGCATGCTCGACATCAGGTTGGGGATGTTGATGACGTCGATCTTGGCCTCGTAGACCAGGCTCACCACGTTGGCGACCGTCTCGTCGTAGTGACGCACGGCCGGCATAGCAGCCAGCAGCACCGAGTCGCCCCAGCCGAAGCCGCAACCCACAGCAAGCTCAGGGTCTGGATGTTGCGCACCAATGAAGATGACCAGGCGGGATGGATGAATCTCGACCTCGCTACCAGGGAGACGGTAGGCCTTAGGCTTGCCGAATCGAGGGCTTTGCGGATCCTGCTCGATCTCGGTCGCGCTAAGTTGGCGGCGGGTCATGACGGTGAGGTACTTGATTCCGCCCTTCCCTACGCGCTCTGGGTTCAGCTCGGATGCCGTGTCGCGCTCGCCGGTGCCGATGAATACCGCAGCACCACCGAACAGGCGGGCCTTCAATAGCGCCTCCAGCGTCTTGCCCTTGACGTTCAGGCGCTCCTCTTCGGCCTCGATCAGCTCGATCTGAGCTTTGTCGGCCTGCCAGTTGCGCCAGTTTCGGCAGGCATCTACCGCAGGGATGGTTACGCCCTTCTGCGCGGTCCAGGAGCCACGGAAGGCGTTCAGCAGCTGCTGATCGTCCATTTCCGGTAGGACATAGTGCGAGTGGGATGCCTTGTCGCGCGCAGTACCCAGTCCTGCGACCAGGTTCTGCAGGCTGTCTTTCAGGTAGGTGAGTGCGCTCATTTTTCGCTCACGTTCGCGAGTGTGTAGCTGCCCGCAATCGGGAAGCGCTGGACAATGAAGTAGCCGAGTGCGTCGACCGGGTCTTCAGTGCCGTCCTTGTTGGGTTCGCCTTTTTCGTCGTAGGCCTGTTGCTCCAGCACCTGGGTGGTCACCGGGCAGTTGTCGGTGTTCACCAGGTAGCGGCGCTTCTGATCGATGTTGAGGAACATCGCGTTCACGGCCAGCACCCTGTCCCGAACCATGGGGTTGGACGGGTTGACCATGACCATGAAGCCGGCGGCACGGAGCAGGCTGTGGTCCGACTCGCTCCCGTTGACGCTCTTTCGGTTATTGCCACTGGCATCCGGGTAGACCGTGACGCTATGCCCAGGGAAGCGCCGCTTCAGCTCGACGATCATCGCCGGCGTGTCGAACAGGCTCGTGGCCTCCTCCAGCAGCAGAGGTAGGCCGTCGCGGATGACGTGGATCGTTGCCGCCATCCGGTTGATGTTGAAGTCCATGCCGATGTGCAGCTGCTCGCCAGGTCGAATTGTGGCGTCGGTGTGGTTCTGCTTGCGGCAGAAGCTGGGATAGACACTGCCCGACGTCAGGTTGACGAACAGGCCATCGATGTAGGCGTCCACCAGGTTGGCCGGATACGACTCCTTGAGCGACTTGATGTAGTCCTTCGGCAGGTTCTTGGCGTTCTGCCGCGTCGAAGCGTGCACGATGCCATACAGCGGGCGCTGGCTCGGGTTGGCAGCAAGCTCCTTGATGAACTTGCGATAGACCCAATTGAATCCCTCCGGCGTTGTGGTGACGTCGATTGTGTTCATGTCACGGCCAGGCCACACCGTGGACATCCGCGCAATAATCTTCTTCCAGGCGCTGTCGGCCTTCTTGATCGGCATGCAGTCGATCTCATCGACCAGGGCATGGGCGATGTTGAAACCGACGATGCGGTGCGGGTGCTCCATGCTCTTGCAGACAATCGTCGAGAGGCACCGGCCGCGGTTGTCACGCAGGTACACGCGCTTCTTGCTCGGCACGATGTCGGCGAACAGGCCAAAGGCTTCGGCCACTACCGGCATGGTGTCGTAGAAGATGTCCGCGATCTGCGGGTAGGTCGGAGCGAAATAGCCCTGGGGGATCCCCGGGTTCTCCAGCGCGTTGATGCAGAGCCGCACACAGCCCACAAACGTCTTGCCACTACGGTAGCCGCCGACGAACGCTGAAAACTTCTTGGGGTGGCTGATGAACTCGAACTGCGGCCTATTCAGCTTCAGGGTCGCTTGCATCTTCTACCCCGATGATTACTTGCTTGGGCTCGGGCAGGCCCTGATTCGGGTCCTCCAGTTCGCGCTGTAGCTTCTGGATGTTCAGGCGCTTGATCTCGTCGTCCAGCGATTTGTCCGGCTCAACACGGCGATTGACGAAAGCGTCTCCCATCTCCTTGGCAGCCTGTTCGAGAATCTGCATAGCCAAGCCAATGTTCTTCATTGTCTCGGCCTTTTCCACGAAACGATTCATGGCCCGCAGGCGGTAGGCTCGGTTGGCGATCGGTATCTCGGCGGTCTGCTCACGAAAGCGCTTGCGGGTATCTTCGAACAACGTTACCCAGCGCTTCGCCAGGCCCTTTCCCGACGTTTTCGTAGGGTCGTGCGTCTCAACCTGCTGACGGGTAACCGACACCCCATATTCTTTCTGGACAGCCTCAACAACCTGTGATGGCGTGTCGAAGCACGCCAGGGCCTGAACGATAAAGGCCTTCACGTCGTTTTGAAGGGCTGCCATAGATTCTCATCCGTCCAGAGCCTGTCCAGAATCAGGCCAGCTTGAGCAGACAGGTTCCGCAGGCCCTCGCAATGTTCAATTTCCCCACCTCAGCGGGCTTGTTTGCAGCATCCACCAGCGCTTGAACGTCAGGGCTCGCACCGTAGCGGCGGACCACCCCGACGAACTCTTCCACATCGTGGCCTTGGAGCTTGATCTTCGGCGCGCCGTCTTGGGTGAAGGCTGGTTGACCGTACTTGTCGGTCGCTTGAGCCAGGTGATACAGCTCGTGCTCCAGAAGCGCGCAGAAGTCTAGGTCGCTGCACTGGGCGCAGTAGTCGGCAGCCAGGGTGATGATGAAGCTCGGCACGTCGCCGAACCAATCGCGCATCTGCTGCTCCATCCGCGCCTTCTGCCAGCCGCCAGCGCGGAACGCCACTTGCTCGGCCTGGCCCAGGACTGTGCGGCCCTGCTTGTTGAAGCTCGACGACGCCCACATCACCCTGATGTCTGCATCCAGTAGATGGGCATGGTCTTCGTTGTGAATGCTGCCGGTGTCGGAAAGGATCTCGGTTTGGAGCCACTCCCACACTTCGGGTGCTGGTGTCAGGCGGATGCCGAAGTCGGATAGCTCAGACAGTTCGAGCAGTGACTCGGGCGGCATCGGCCTGTCCATGCGCAATCCTCAATCTTCGATGTCGAGCAGCACATCAATCAGCTTTTGCTCCCCCAGGCGCATTGCTCCAAGGCATTGCAGGTCGTCGCACTTGGGCCCGAGCCCGAATACAGTCACCTGGCCTTTCGGGCCAATGATGGTCAGCGCGCCTACGGTGCACTCCGGATGAACGCCAGCGTCAAGGTCATCGGCGATCTTGCGTAGAGTCTTGGCGGCGTCGCGCCATCCCTCACGCTTGAAGTCAATCAGCTTGGCGGTCATACCTTCACCATGATGTGGGTCTGTGCGTGAGCGTGCCCATGGAGCTCGGCGACGATCAGGCCCTGGGGTAGACCGGCGGACCGGGCAGCGTCCACCGCCTTGGCAATGGCGCTATCCAGATCGGTTAGGGCCTTGTTGATGTCCTGGCTCATAGGGAGAGCGTGGCGAAGGCGAGTTACGTTGGACATTCGACCTCCGCAGAACGGAAGGTAATCTCGACTCGACCGTATAGTCGGTGGATAACCACCGCATCCTTGAATTTGTTGACGATGTACTGACCATTTCGGCGAGCGCCTAAGTCGACCCATCCGGCTCGCGCATCGACAGAGATGCAGCAATTGATCACCCTGCCATCCACCTTCACGACCAGAGCCTGGCGCTTACGCTCGTCGAGCTGCAACCATTGGCGATAGCCATACTCACCCTTTCGAGAAGATAACCGAGTGATGCGCTCGGCCAGGTAAAGCGTTGAGCCGTTCGGGTAATAGGCCATCGTGGTCTTCTCGGCTGATGTCGCGACACAATTTTTTGATACGCGAAACGTGTCGCGCATTACTCGGACTGCTCAGGCTGGTCGGCCAGCTTCGGCTGCTTGACCACCCGGGACACTGCAACCGCGATGCCGAGCACCATGTTCACGATGGCGTAGACCATGGGGTCCACATGCCCTTGGAACGATGACCATCCCGTCGCGGCGGCATTGAGCACCACACCGACAATCGCCAACTGC